ATCGTTATCACCAAATCCTGCATAGTTGGCACTAACACTTCCATCGGGTAGCAATACCTTTCCTGTAACATTTACATCACCATTTTCTGATACTTTAAAAATGTATGTGTTTTCTGTAGGTGAACTATCTGGATTGGTGTTGTTGTAGATCCTAAATGCTTCTCCTGTGTCACCACCATTAGCATCTAAGAAAAAGTTAATGCTTTTCACACTACTTAAAACTGTGTGATTGTTTTCACCAAATTGTGTAACAGTAAAGTCCATAAAACTTACTGTGCCAGTGTCTGCAAAAGTAATTCTGTTGTTTCCAGTGACTAAATCGCCGCCTAGTTCTGGCGTGGTATCTGCCGCAACGCTTGCTATACCTGAGCCTGAAATGCCTGTCAAAGCCGAACCATCTATTGCTGGAAGAGCACCTATAAGATTTGCAGATGGAATTTTGCTGTTAACTCCATCAACCAACAGAGTTGAATCATCTCCAAATACACTTCCAGTAACATCACCGTCAAAAGTGGCATCAGATGTATAAGTAATTTCACCAGTTGTAGTATTATATCTTAAAAATGTATTGTTAGATGCTTCTCTAATTGGTTTTACAAAAAATGAATTTGCTTGTGTAGAATTGTATTCAGTGCCAATAGCACTTAGCATAATAGTATTTGCGTGTTGGTTTGTTTTACCAACCATTGTACCAATAGCAACAGAACTAGCACCTTGATTAACTTGCCCTGAATTTTGTCCAATAGCAATACCGTCTGTTTGTTGATCGTCTCTACCTGCCGCATAACCTATAGCAATACCATCAGCGGATTGATTTAAATTACCTGCCCGTTCGCCTATTGCAATACTATAAGTGCCTTGATTAGTTAAACCAGCCTCTTTCCCTATTGCTACATTAGAGGAAGATGATCTTAAATCTGAACTAAGCACAGGGCCAACGATCTTGTTGTTTATTCCGTCAACTAATAAAGTTGAATCGTCTCCAAATATTGAACCTTTTATTTCTCCATCAAATAATGTTAAATCGTTTGTAAGTTGACTTAATGCTGTGACACTTGAATTTACAGTTAATGTACTACCTACCATCTGTGTAGTAATATTTGTACCACCAGCAATAGTAAGAGTATCAGTGGGTGTAGATGCAGAACCTGATCCGCTATCTCCTGCAACAGATTGATACAAATTTTGATTAGGAAAATCTATTGCACTAAATGTAAATAAACCTGCACCGTTAGTAGTAAGAACTTGTCCAGCACTACCGTCTGGAACTAAGTCGCTAATACTTGTAGGAACTGTTGGTCTGTTTGTTAAGTCGTTATAATTTCCTGTAAATAAAGATGGTTTGTTGGTAAGATTATTGTAGTTACCGTCAAATGCTTCTAAACCACTTGATAGTTTAACCCAATTTGTTCCATCTGAAAAATATAACTTGTTATCACTATCTACTTTAGCAGTCATACCTCCATATGCTGAAGCACTTGGTAATGCACTTACGTTTAAATATTTGCTTTGATACTTTATATTATTGGAACCAAAATTTACATCTCCACTTAATAAAGTCGCTCCGTTGCCCAAAGCACTATATATTTCAGAAAAATTATCATTAACTTTTGTACCAGCCGTTCTTAATGGATCACCACTTCCATCATTTGGATTTGTACCTATTCCTATTGTTTGTTTTGCCATCTTTTACACCTTATCAAATGTTGCTAGTAGATTGTCCATTGTTACATCTGTAGTATCAAACTTAAAGTCTGTAATTGCAAAAGTTTCTGCTGTTGGTAAATTTATAATATTACGTTGTTCTGCATTTTCTATAGTAACTTGACCTTTATATCCTATACTACTTATTTTACTACGATTTGTATTTAAAATAGTTGCTACTAATCTATTTATTTCTACATCTTGTAATGTTTCTAATGTATCTGTTACTTCAAGCACATTAACATTATCTTTTTTTGCTTGATTTAAAATTACACTTGCTGTAGAAATTGCGGCTTGTGTTTCAAAGCCTCTTTTTTTAAAAAATCCAATTACTGCATCTACAGAGTTACTATCAAAAGAAACTGTTTTTGTAAAATATCTATTGAAGAATTCTTTTACTTCAGTTGCACTATCTTTTGTTTCTTTAATATTTTCTACACCGCTCATTGGTTTAACCTATCTAATGTAATAGTATTTAATTGATTTTTTGTAGATCTAGGTAATGAATCGAAATCTGTTTTTAGATCATTTAAATTTCCTGTGAATCCTGCTTGATATGCTGAATCTTTGAATACAGTATTAAATGTAAAATTATCTAATGCTGTTTGATTGTTTGATAAAAATTCTATTGTATCTGCATTAGAAGTCTGTGTTGAATTTGGATTATTATATTGAGTTGTTTGTGTGGTATTAGCATTGTTATTATTATTAGGAAACACAGCATTTATTCCACTTAAAATTGCATAATTTAATAAATCTTGTTTTATCTCATAAAATTCATTTCCTACACCTGTGCTAGATAAATTTTGTGCGTTTTGTAAAGTATTGTATAAAGTCAAACCTGAACTTAAATTAAAGTTACCATTTGATAAATCAGAAAAAACAGATGCAAAACCATTGACTACACCTCCTGCACCAAACAATGTAGACACACCGCCACCTGCCAAAGTTAAAGGACTCATGGCTGTATCATAGTGTGCCGGATCAGCAAATCCTGCTGGATTATCTCTTTCTGTATCTCCTCTGCCATACATCACAGATTCATATTCAATTCTCATTGTATTTTTTGTAAACGCACTTTCACCTTGTTGCATGGTATCGTGACTAAACTGACTTATCATTGGATTTATTAATGTAACACTTGTAAATCTGCTTGCCGCATCTTGAGGATGTAATTGATTTATTGTAATACTGTTAAAAAAAGGATTATTTGTAATTCTTGTTTTATCTAATCCATATCTATAATTTTGCTCAACATCTGATTTATAATGATATACTTGATCATTATTAAATGCTCTTGGCACATTTGTATCAGGTTGTCCTAGTAAATTATTTTGTGCATAGTTTGGATCTTGATAATAATATCTAAAGTATAATTCCCAAAGTAATGTAGTTAATCCTGCTTGATCATCATGGAATACCATTTCAATTGGTTCATAGTTTATCTTTGTTTGTACAATTTTTTTCCGATTGTACATATTTAGAGTGCTTGTATCAAACTGATAACTAGGTAACTGTGCAGATTCAACTAATAAATTTACTTCTCTTTTATTAATAACATTTGCCGCCGCACCTAATTGTGCTATAGCACTTGCATTTATATCTAATACAACATGAAATAGAAATTTTATTTTTGGAGTTAATCTTAAATTATTCCTTACGTACAATGCACTAGCATGTGCATAGTCACCAAGGTTACCTTTAGGATTACCTAATGATGCACTAAAATTATCAAAAAATCCAGAAAACTTACTCATACTGTATTTATCATAATATTAAAACACGTATATAATAAAAAAAGGAGCCTGGGCTCCTTCTTTTGGTTAGGGCAATCTCAAAGATTATTAAGCACCACCACCTGTCACTAGTGTGCTTACATTTCTTGCTACAGTAGATCCTACACCTGATCCTACTGGAGTTTGTATTGCATTATCATATTGTATAGATAATGTAACTGTTACTGCTTCATTATTAGCATAATTTAATGTGCCATAGTCTACACTTGTTAAGAAACAACCATATAGTTCCCATGTTTCTAAAACTCCTGGAGCATTTGCACCGTTGCCGCCGTCTAGTATTTCAATACGCTGTGTAAATTTATAATCTAAGCCTGATGCGGCACTTGCTTGTTCGAAGAAGTCAAATTGCTTCTGTAACTGCTCACCTACTAATTTTTGCACATTACCGTTTACATCATCTCTTAAAGTTACTGATACAGATTCCCATGTATGTTTACCTGCTAAGTACACTCTTGAGTTATAAACATCTAATGTCATAGGGTCAAAACTTAAATTAGGTCTTCCCGCTTCTATAACTTGTTTTGTTAATTCTTGAGTTTCATTTGATACGCCAAAGTTTTCTAGTGTAATACGAAAACGATATTGTAATTTTGGCATTAGCAAACCTTGACTGTTTGCACTATTGTCGTTTGCTAAAGGTACCGTTAGTTTTGTTAATGTTGAGATTGCCATCTATGTTCTCCTGTAATACACAAGTATTTATCTTTAAGAAGGGATTTAAAATCCCCCCTAAATTATAGTCCTGCTATCTCCCCTGTATTTTTCAATCTTAATGGAATGTAAATAAATTCTACTGCTTTTACTGGTTCCACTGCAATATCTACATACAATTCGTTTCTATCTATTCTAGCAGGTGTATTGTTTGTTTCATCACATACTACTAAGAAATCAAATAATGCTCTAAGTCCTACTAATTCTACTAATAAACTTTCTATTTGTTGTTTAATTTCATCTCTAGTAATTTTATCATTAGGTTCAAACAAATAAGGCTTAGCAAGTTTATTAAGTTGACTACGTAAATACACAGTAAGTCTAGCAACATTAATTCTGTCTAATGCACTTGCATTTTTTGCTCTAGTTTTTTGACCAAATACAGTTAATCCTGCTCCTGTAAGGAATGTTATTGGATTAATATTATTTGTATACAAAGTATCTCTTTGGCCTTCATTTAAAGCAATAGACGAAAATTCTCCTTCTGAATTAATAAA